GGTATCTTGTGTTGCTCATAAGCCCTCCTCATCCCGATAGCGCTTCAAACGGTCTAGCCAGCGTTTGGCCTTGTTGAGCATAATGTCATTCGATATTAGGTGTCTGGTAGTTACTAGCACCGCAAGCATAACATCGGAGCATTCTTCCGTAAGACTGTCATACGAATCGTTTAAAGCTTTTGGCGTCGGGCTGATATTCTCTTCCCATCGCGCAGTTTGGAGCGCTCTTCTGTATTTTAGAGCCGCCTGAGACAGCTCCGCAGCTTCTTCCGCAAGCTGAGTCAGCTGGTTGTCTGTATCTATTCGCTCCTCAATTCCCCATATGAGTTCATACAGCTCGTCAGGAATCACAATTTCCACTGTTTCGAACCCCCTTCATCTCCGCGCCACAACACGGGCAGTAATCGCTTGATTCAGAATTAGAGAATGTGATGTTGCAATTACACCTAGTGCAGTGCATATTGCCCTGTTCGTCCTCAATCCACCACCCCCGGTGTCTCCGGGGCTTCTCGTGCCAGTCCGCCGCAACGATGCAGGCTGTCAGGAGGATTCCGATAATCATGCCGCCAACGGCAAATGCAAAGTTAGTCAACCAAATCAGGATCACTCGAATCATCCTCCTCATCCATCCTTGCCCCGCAGTTTTGACAAAACTTTGTGTTCTTCGTGCCGTAAATAGGAGTGGCATGGCACACAGAGCACTCAAAAAAATGTACGCATCCTATGTGCCGCAAAATCCACTTGCCGCGCAACATCGGTGCAAGCTCAGTTGCCCCGCTTCCGACCAGCTTATCACTTGTCACGGCAAGCACATCTATCGTCGGCGCAGTCTCAAACAACTCGCTGATATAACCGCAAGCATCGCTCCACCCCTGATTGTAGTCGCTGTAGGTTTCCAGCTGTCCAACCACTTTGTACGGATGCACGTCTTCTGCGCTGATAGCAATGTCGATTGCGGTTGACCGTTCAAGGTATTGGGCCATTTATTTCACCTCCCGTAACTGCAAAACTCGTCTTTGCCGGTCGCACGAAGCCCTACTTCTCTTCCGTCCAGCATAACTGCGTTTTTTGCACACATATCGCGCCCATTGAATTATCGGTACGCATCCGCAAAACGGGCAGGGTTTCAGATCATCCATGTTTTACCTCCTTCAGTTTCACTTTATAGGGCTGAAAAGTTGAACTCATTCTCTCGCCCTATCCGAATACCGCCATTTCTGGTGACGAAATTCAAGTTCAAGTGCAATTCGTCATCCATTCGTAAAAAGTCCGGTTGAAAGCTCGCGCTCCAGCTTGTTTACGATGATTCGTGCGTGGTCAAACTGGCTTTTAATCCCAACATGCATCGCAAGGGAGCGGTTTCTTTTCTCAACCGAATCCTGCCGCATAATATCAGCCATGTACAGGTGCAAAAGCCGCACAAGCTCTTTTTTGTTTTCCAGTGTCATTCTGATAGCTCCTCCACCTTGATAGGCGGTTCGTCGCTCTCGTGGTATGTGTCCAGCGGGATGTCCTGCCGCATCTCTTTTGCCATCAGCCACTGCCTCAGAATGCGCCACATATCTGACGCAATCGCCTCATCGGTTGGGCGCGGGATAGTTCCGGTTCTGTCCATCACGATGTTTCCAGCCGCATCAAATGCGTATAGGGCGTATTCTTTCTTCTCACACCGTTTGTCAAGCTCCTCGTCTGTGTGGTTGTCCCAGTCAAAGCCGCGGAACGCCAGCCGGTCAGCAAGGTCGCGCCACTGTCCAAGCGGGGCGCGGAAGTACTCCTCCAGTGCAACTTTAATGATACGCGCCTGTTCCGTGGTCATTGTAATTTGTAGTTTGTTCATGTCATGCCTCTGTTACTGTTCATCGGCCGCAAGTTCCAGCAATTCCGGCGCATATCTCCTTGCGGCCAGCTCGATATATAGGCGCATTTCAGCCGCAAATTCAGGCGTTTCTCCTGTCTCGGCGGCGTGCCGTTCATTATTTTCAAGCCACCATGCGATCGTATGCACCTGACAGCCGATGCGCAACTCAGTCGCACTTGCCATGTTGACGTAATATTTAGACGACTGGATTTGGAGCGGCGAGACATCCCACGCATTGCCGGACACCCGCGCATTGCCGGACACCTGCGCATTGCCGGACACCAGCGCATCGCCGGACACCTGCGCATTGCCGTACACCCACGCATTGCCGGACACCTGCGCATTGCCGTACACCAGCGCATTGCCGGACACCAGCGCATCGCCGGACACCTGCGCATTGCCGTACACCCACGCATCGCCGGACACCCGCGCATTGCCGGACACCTGCGCATTGCCGGACACCTGCGCATTGCCGGACACCTGCGCATCGCCGTACACCCGCGCATTGCCGTACACCCACGCATTGTCGTACACCCGCGCATTGCCGGACACCCACGCATTGCCGGACACCCGCGCATTGCCGGACACCTGCGCATTGCCGTACACCCACGCATTGCCGTACACCCGCGCATTGCCGGACACCTGCGCATTGCCGGACACCTGCGCATTGCCGGACACCTGCGCATTGCCGGACACCAGCGCATCGCCGGACACCAGCGCATCGCCGGACACCAGCGCATTGCCGGACACCTGCGCATCGCCGTACACCCACGCATTGCCGGACACGTCTAAATTTTTTTCATTTTCGACCCAGCCGCCCAGGTCTCCCTCGCGGACACCCGCAAAGCTGATCCGCGCTTTTATCCTGTGGAGTACAGCACCGTCATCTGTGACTAACGTGTCACTCGTAAATTCATACTTGTTATTCATGCTTTACCTCCTGTATATCTACCTCGACTCTCGGAGTCTCCGAGTAATACTTGATTACCGTACAGCGTACAATTTGTGCATCATCCTTGTACGCGCATCCGTTCAACGCATCGCAAATGATCTTTGCCACGTTGTCACAGTCCGGCTTTTTGGCTGGGCGGATACGCCCCAGCAGCATTCCCAGCCGCCTCGCCTTGCTGGTGCTTTGAGGAATGGGAAACCATGCCATAATAAGCACATTCAGCGCGGTATCGTCCTTAAACCGCTCCCCTCCCGCTTTCGCCCAGCAAGCTCTCACAAGCTCCTCGTAGCGCCGTGTTTCCTCCGGGGTATAAGTTCCCCTCCTAGTCACTCTAGGCCGCGCCTTGCCCCGTGGAGCGCCCGGAATCGTAATTCTCATGCCATGCCTCCTAACTTCATCTGCTCCGGGGTTATTTCCTCAACGGAAACAACCACTGTATCGCCCCAGCGCTCCAGATCCATTGCTATCTGCTCCTTCACTCCGATAGCCTGCCCGGTAGGTGCATCGACCTCAACTGTGACCCTGAGCATTTCTTCGTTCCCTCTGGGTTGGCAGGCCGCGCTTGCGCCGCCAATAACCAATCGTCGTATGGTTCAGGCCGGTTTCGGCGCTGATCTGGTAGTCCGTCAGCCCCTGTTCCCACATGGCCGTCAGCTGATCGTTGAGCTGTGCCGTCACATTCCACGGCTTCTTTTCCGGCTCAATGTCGGCTTTCGGCATTGGAGCCGGTAGCCGGTTCTTCTCCTTTGCGCCTCTAAGTGGTTCGTACACCGTGCATTCTTTGCCCGGCGGGCATGGGCAGCGCTTGTTTGTCGCGCCGATGTAATCACACCACCCTTGCCCAAACCCGTATTTGCACCTACGGCATTTTGCGTTATTTCTCGTCCTCATCGATATACCCCCAAGCCGAGTGCCCGCACTTCAGCATCTTCATTTTGGCATTGCCTCCTTATCAATTTTTAGGATTAGTCGATATACTCCCAAACGGCTCGGCCCTTGCCGGAGTTGCGCCACTGGCCAATACCCTTGAACTGGGCACTTAACTCCAGTGCTCATAGCGTTCCTCCCATCTGAGATATTCGGGGCCGAAGATCTGTTCCTGCTGACGGTCGATGCGGTCTCGGATGTAGTCGGATTCCGGGTTTTTGCTGATGGCCTGCATATACTCTGGCCAGCGGGCGTTAAACTCCTCGGAAATCTTTGTGAGTCGTTCCGCTCCGAATCCGTAGCAGTCATTTAGCAGCCCCGCCATAACATCAAGCGTTAGCTGAGTGGCCCACATAGTGATAATCCGGTCTCGGGCTTCCCGCCGCTCTTGCAACTCCTGCGCATAGGTCTGTCCCCGCATCTGGCGATGCGTCGAGTGCTTCTTATTCGCCATTTTCGACCTCCTGCACATCGATAGTCACCGTGACTCTTTTCCCCGCAAACATATTGGCTAGTATCTTAACCGCGTCGAAATCGAAGCGGTTAAGCTCAATTCGTGCCGAAATAACGGGAGTATCAGCCAGCTGATCGGTCTGAAGGTATGGCACTTTCTCGATTTGAGCGTCTTCTTCAGCAGCGCATCTGCCACCCAAACTGGATTCTACTACCTTCCGAATGGCTTCTGCGGTTCCGGGGTCGATTCTCGCCCCCTGTTTACGCTTGATCTTTTTGGATATTCCCACCCGTTTCGCATGTACGCTCAGTGTAGTGGGGCTTAACTGCCAGAAATGCTGCCCAAGCGTACTCAAGCTAACCCCAAAGCGCTCCATCCAGTGGTTAAGATAGTCCGCCTGAAAGTCTACCGGCAATTTTTTGAAATCCTTGTAGCTGTACACCTTGTCCAAACTGTACACTGCGCACTTCCCGCTCATTTTTTTGAGCTGGGAGGGGGTAAGTGCATCGCTTGGCAGGGAACACGCTCTTGATCTGCTTCCGCGCTTCACATGAGAAGCACTGTGCGCGATTTGTTTTTTCTCGCGGCAATCGCTCACAAAGGTTCGTTCATACTCGTTCATCCTGTTTCACCTCTTCTTCCGCGTCCATTTCCGCTAAAGCATTCTGCATCCACTCCGCATTCTGTTTCGCCCTGCTGGGCACACGCGGAGCTTCGCCGGGTTTTGCCGGGGTGGGAAAGCTGTCCTTGCGTGGAGCGTCTTTCACCTCGTCCTCCCAGCCTTCGGCGCGTAACCACGATGCTGGGTAAGGCACATACTCCCCGTTCTCCTTCGTCCACTCGTGGGAGGCGGTAAGCAGTTTTAATTTCGCCATTATGGCCGAGACCAGTTCTCCGCTAGGCTTTATCTGCGCCCACGCCTTCTTGGCGTCGCCTTTTGATTTCTTTTTCGGGTACAAAGCCCAGAACGCTTCAAAATCAGGATCAGGCAGCTCTTGCGTGGTTTTCTTCCGCCCCCTCTTGGGGGGTATGGGGGGTATACTCTCCGAAGGAGAGTTATTTTTTTCTTTTTCTTTGTTTTTATATGGCATCGTTCGCATTGCGTCTGATGCGTCCGCATCCGTTCGCATGCTTTCGCATTCGCTGGCGTCGCGTTTCTTCCATCTGGATTCAGCCGCAGATTTTGCAGATTCTCGCTTCGCGGTGTATTTCTCAATCGCTCTGCGTTGGTCTGCGTAGATACTAGGCATGATGTACTTTTCCGGCCCGTCAAAAGCGGTTTCCTGCCCAGTATGGCGAAAAATCATAATTGCCTTCGCAATTCTCCCAATCTCCTCATCTGAGTACGCAGCGAGTAGATCCAGGTATTTTGTGGGGAGAATTGCATACTCGTTATCCGCGTATTCGTTGCTCATAGGCATCAGAAGGGCAACTCGCCATCATCGTCAACGTCATCAAGCTCAGCAAAATCGTCATGTGCGGGCTGAGTTGCCGGTGCGCTATCGTCACGTTTGTTGCTGTCCGCAAAGTATACGCTGTCCGCAATAACCTCCGCAGAGCGGCGTTTGTTGCCGTGCTTATCCGTCCAGTCGCGCATCTGCAAACGGCCTTCCACGACGGCCTGACGGCCTTTTGTGAAGTACCGGGAAACAAACTCTCCGGTCTGCCGCCAGGCCACTACGTCGATGAAATCCGTCTGGCGTTCGCCGCTGGACTTGTCCTTGAAATCCCTCTCGACTGCGAGGGAGAAGGACGCAACCGCTGTCCCTGTGTTTGTGTGGCGCAGCTCGGGGTCTTTCGTGAGCCGCCCCATAAGTACGATGTGATTAAGCATCTATATACCTCCTACAAATAATTGTGGCCGAACTCCGCGATGAAGTCCTCAATCGACCAGCCATTTTCGGCCATCGCTTTTACCTGCCCGTACCGCTTGCAGATCAGCATAGTTTCCGGGTCTCGATGCACTGCATGTCTGCCGAAGATATGGCAGGTGTCATGGCAAAGGTAAATCACAAGGCCGTAATGCTCGGATTTGCTTCTCAGTGAACCTCCGAATATGTGGTGCCGGTCGAGCCGCTGGTCTGTTCGTCCGCAGAGCCAGCAGCGTTTTTCTCCTCTTTCCATTGCGCTAATAGGCTTCGCACCTCCTCTTCTGGGCGGGTCTCAATGCCAAGTGCCTTGCAGTCCTGCACGCAGTTGTCAATCAGCCGGGACATCTGCGCCGTGTCAAAATCGGAGCTGCCGTAGTACGCCAAAACCGTCGTACAGCCGGGAATCTTGCTCGCCCTAGTGTCTATACTTCTGCCGTAGTGATCGGAGCACCACAGCCGACTGAACGCTTCAACGGCGGCACTCATCATGCAGTACGTCTCGTAGTTGCTCATATCTACGATGTGCCGCCGGTAGACCTCACCGGACGTGACACCCATGTGCTGTGCCAGCTTACCGCATAGCTCCCAGTAATAGGCATTAGCATCCAGACTGCGCTTTTTTGTCTTGCGCTTGACCGTTACCGTGTACTCCTTGTCCGCCACCAGCTCCCCCAGCGTATCGCCGGGGGACTGGCAAGGGACGCAGACATAGCCGCCGAAATACTTGATGTCGGAGCCTTTGCAGTTCAGAGTCATGCGCTTGCCTCCGCATTAGCCGCGAGAGCCTTCTTGGCCTCTGCGGCCTTCTCGGCCTTGAAAGCCTTCATCAGGCAGGAGTAGCACAAATGCTTGTTGAAGTGCATCCCATTTCGGATGATGGTATCATAGTCATTGTTCCGGGTGGCGGTAATCGTTTCGCCGCATTCTTCGCAGGTAGCAGGGGGCTTTTGAGCCACATTAGGATCAGGCTCTTTCGGTTCTGCGGCGGGCTTCCCTTCCGCACTCGTTGAGGATGGTTCGCGCGTATCGCTAAAATCATCAGATTCGGATTCGGAATACACGCCAGAGTAGGCCAGCTTGGATGTTTTCAGGACGACGCGATCAAACATCCGTTTCAGGGCCATCGCATACGGATAAGCATTTTTACCGTTGACCCGGCTGAACTCACCCACTTCATAGACTCCCTGCTCGTTGCAGTTGTAGGTGTAAACAAGGGACTCGCCCCAGCCATCCTTGTCAAGCTCTACGCACTGTGGCCGGAACCGCTTCTCCTCCGGGAGACTATCGTTGATCTTGAGACAGCCGTTATGGGAAATGATAAGGCCGGTATAGCCCATTTTTCCGCTTTTGGTCTCGTTCATCAGAATCCAGAAATCGCCGTCTGTCAGGCCATATTTACCGCTTTCGATCATCTCAATGGCCTTGTCCCGCGCTTCGATGTATTTAGGGCTTCGCCATACCGGGATCTTCTTCTTTTGCTTGGCGCTGTATTCTTCTGCGTGTTCGCCGAAATTATGATTGCTCACTCCGCCTCATCCTCCTTTACCTTGCAGATCAGCGCTCCATAGCTGTTGGCGCCGTCGCAGTACCAGCAGTCGGACTGCGGCTTATACAGCCATGTTCCGCGCTTGTCAAACGGCTCGTGGCCGTTCAGCGGGGTAACGGTCATCGTGCCCCGAAATATCTTATAGCCATCACAGGTCAGCATGCTTTCACCTTCTTTTCAAATAGAGCCGTCAGGCTCTTATATGTGCAGTTCCCGCACAGACCGTCGGCGTTGATTTCGTTAGGTGCAAACCATCCGCTGCAATCCTCACACTGTTCCGCCTGTTCAAAGTCCGTGGACTCGCACCGGGGGCAGCAGCTCCACAGTTCGCAGTGTTCCCCAAACTCGTCAGCTACCCACTCACGGGTAAACCCCGGTTCATCAAACACGTCGAAGCAGTTCGGGCAATAATAATATTGTTCCACTTGCATTCTCTCCTTGCTTGCGCTATACTAGAGGTATCCTGTATATACCTCTTGCCGCTCATGGTGTTCGCGCACTGTGGGCGGCACTTATTTTTTACAGCTGGGCCGTCTCCCGCATATTCCGCCAGAACAGCTGGTGACGGGCGATTTTCTCAGCCTCGGCACGTTTCCGTGCCTCCCGCGCAAGACGCGCTCTGCGCCGTCTGTACGCTCTCACCGCCATTGCGCCGACTACATCGACCAGTGCAAAGCCGGTCGCGCCCAGAGCCAGCAGATAGACCGTAGTGCTTGCCATGTTATCCCTCCTCCCTGTCTAGATAGTAAGTTGCGTACCGGCACGGATGCCCGCTGCGGGTCTTGCCCTCAGTCATCTCCGTCAGGATGGTGTAGCCTTCCGTCCGGAGATCGTGGATGCGACCGCTCAACCGGGTACACCCGAAAAGCTCTATCGCTTCCATGCTGGTGATTTTGCCGTTGCGCTTGAGATAGTCCAATACCTGCGCCCGCTGGGCGGTGGTGTTCTCAGTCATCTTGCACCTCCTATTCAGATCGTTCCTCAATCCACTCTTCCAACTGGCGGCTGAAAATCTGATACACGGTTCCGCCACGCGGGCCGGTGAAGCCGACGCCAAACGGATAAACACCGCTTTTCAGCCCTGCGCCAAGCGTCTCTTTGGAGGTTTTCAGCCCCGCCAACTGAAGCCTGTAAACCGCTTCTGCCAGCGTTAATGTTACGATTTTCATTTCTGCTCCTCCTTGTCACGGCGCGTCCACGTTACCGAGTGGAAGCGTTTCCCTTTTCTCCAGAGATGGTGGAGATGTGGAGACCGTGACTTTTAGGTTGTCCCCAGATGCCGAATAGGGTATAATCGAGCAAAGGGGGTGATTTCATATGAGTATTCTTCATGATCTGCTCACTTTAATACTTGGAATTATTGTCTTATCCTCTCCGCTCGTTACCATCTGGCTGAATAACCGTCACGCCGTCAGGATGAAAGAGCTGGAGCATCATCAGGACTTGTACAAAACCAAGTATCTGCATGAGCGCGAGATGATCGAGAGCTATCTGAACGCCGTTGCATCCCGCGTTGCTCATCCGTCTCAGGTGTCAAACGAGGAATACAACCGGGCATATCTCAGCATCCTGTTCTTGCTCCCGGATGACCTGCGCAGCTCCCTTGTTACGATAAACAAGGAGCTGGAGCAGAAGGAAACCGACGAAGCAAAAGCTCAGCTGGTCACTACAGCGGGTCAGCTCCGTGCTTACCTGAACGCTCTGACGTTCACCGAACCAGCAGGTAAATCCCGTAAAACAGGATAACCGCCACATCCAATCCGGCGAAGATACGCCAGTATTTCGAGCACTGCGTATACGTCCAGAAGATGATTGCGAACTCTGCGAGTAAGCACATGAACGAATAAAGAGCCACCTTAACGATAATATTCACTTTACCCCTCCTCTCTGAACAACGCTTCCACCGGTGTTCCAAGCGCCTTTGCGATGCGGATTGCTACGTCCACTCGCGGCTTTTTCTGGCCTTTCTCCCAGTACAGATATGCTCTGTCGGAGACGCCAACTTCACTTGCGACTTGTGCTTGTGTCTTGCCGGACTTCTCACGAGCCGCTTTCATTGCCACATTCACTTGCTCCTCTCCTTCTAGCCTAACATGAACTTTAGTTCATGTCGTGCCATTATACTAGCACGCACTTTAGTTCATGTCAAGTGGCTTTCCAAATTTCCTTTGGAGGTTTCGCCATGACATTCCCCGAACGCATTATTCAGCTGAAAACTGACCGTAATCTGCTTCAAAAGGACATTGCCGCCGCTATTGGTCTATCTCTCCGCGCCTATCAGTATTACGAGAAGGGGCAGAAAGAACCGACGCTTTCAGCTCTGGTTCGGCTGGCTGATTTTTTTGAGGTCAGCCTTGATTACCTCGTCGGTCGTTCAGACGACCCCCAGATGCGATAACGTATCACACACAGCAAGGTCTCTGCGCGAACAGGGAACTGGTTTCCGGCTTGGGCGTCACCACAATATCGAACTTCATCGCATAGACGGTCGCGCCATCCATCGCGTAACCGCTCATAACCTTCTCCGCCACTTCGTGGAAGCTGTCGCCCTCCACCATGCCCTGTGTCACGCTCCGCAGGCCGGTGTGGTTGTCACAGTGGTCGATCGTTACCTGATACTTCATTTGTTTTTACCTCCTTCTGAGTCTGCGTCATTCATCGTCAGCGCCTTCATCCGGTAAATCCAGAATGTCTTTGATTGCGGACTTTACCCTTGCCGCAGGCCTTTGACCGTTCAGAATCTTCGCCATATAACTACTGTCCACGAAAAGCCCGGTGGTATTCTTCACTTCGGAACACAGCCACTCTTGCGTTCGTCCCATCGTCATCAGCTTAGTCTTTACGGCAATTCCAAAACTTGTGGGTTTTCGCAAATTTTCACCTCCGTTCAGATTGACAGATACAGGATTATGTACTATTATGAATGTAAAAGCTATACAGAATCCCGTTTGCAAGTATGATTATATACGGAATTCTGTATGTAGTCAATAAAAAAATACGGAACTCTGTATTTTCGGCAATATAGCTAAAAAGAGGTGTCCACATATGGGTAATATGTATGAGTCTATTGTCAGTCTTTGTGCGAAGAAGGGAATGTCAGTTTCCGATCTGTGCGCCGCCGCAGATATTAGACGTAGCACAATGACCGAACTGAAGATGGGCCGAACAAAGTCTCTGGGGGCCAAAAATCTCACTAAGGTTGCGGACTGTTTGGGTGTTTCCATTGAGGAAATTCTAAGTGAAAAAGAAAAGACCACTGCCAAAACGGATAGCGGTCATAGCCCTATTTCAGAAAATATTGCAAGTTTTATTGATGCGCTCCCTGCCGACCAGCAGGAAATTGCATGGAATATGGTTAGCTCTGTCTTTGGAGAGAAAGCGGCTGATTGAGGTTCCATTATGAGCGAATCCTACAGTAACATTAAGCAACCATGCGCCTTGTATGGAACAATCCACGCTTTATGTGCGCAAAAGGGCATTGCCGATTCTCGGATGTGCGCTGACATTGGAATAAGCCGCGGAATTATGAGCGATTTGAAAACAGGGCGAAAATCCGGTGTGAGTGCAAAGACACTCAATAAGATTGCAGGTTATTTCGGCGTATCAATGAGCTATCTGTTAGGCACGGAAACGGCCTTTGCGTCTGATGGTAAATCTGCGGATTTGGTTGAAGGGATTCGGCATTTGTGCAAACAGAACGGATTATCGCTGACCAAGTTAGAAGCAGTCCTCGGATTTGGGAACGGCACAATCGGGCGGTGGAAAACCGCTAGCCCAACCTACGACAAGCTCGCGGCTGTTGCGGATTATTTTGACGTTTCTGTCGAATATTTAACAGCGGGAAAAGAGAAAGCCGCCACCTCGGAAGGTAGCGGCCATAGCTCCATATCGGAAGAAATCGCAAATATTATAGACGCTCTCCCCGACAGCACTCAGGAACAGGCATTGCGCTTGATTCGTTACATCTACGGAGAGAAAGAAGCTGATTGATAAGCGTCTCTCGTTTCTCATCATCTGCGCAGATTGCGTCCAGCATCGTGAGCATCTCTTCTCGGTCTCGTTCGTTCATGTACTTTCCCTCCATATGTTTGATTTGGTAATCCAATAATAGAACGTTTGTTCTACATAGTCAATGATAAAATGTCATTTATTTCTCGAGAGGATGTGACGTTGTGGCTAATTACACTACATCAACAAGCGACAAATTGAAAAAGGCGGCGATTAAACGCCTTTTTATCGGCGGAATAGGTTTGCACCTGTTCTATGTAGGTAGAATCAAGCACGGCCTATATCGCCTGATTGCGGGTCTTATTTGCTGGATTGCAATTATCGGCGGCATCGTTGACAGCGAAATGCGTTTGCCCGGCATCTTGGGTGGACTTTTCTTCCTCATTCTTATCAATGTACCCGACTTTATCAAGCTGATTTTGGGTTCGTTCAGGGACAACGTTGGAAATCCGCTTCGAGATTAAGTGACCCCTTCTCTATCGTCACCGATAAAGTGACCATCTTTCAACTGCGGCACAACGTAGTGCCAGAACAGCCGAGCATCCTGCTCAGATATGCGACCTATATCGTCCGTTCCAAACATTGCGACAAGGGCGTCTGCATATTCGGGATGTTCGGCTATTTTTATCCTGTAATTCATCTCCTGCACCTCCTTTTCGGTATCATACCCGAAACGACTTTTCCTTTTAATGGATAACGTGCGGGAGATTAGGTTAATTTACACGCAGAAAAGGAGTGAAATTATGAGAACAAGGGACGAATTGCGGGATGGCTGCGCAAATTTATTGCGTAAATTGCGACTAGAGACAAGTTACAGTAAATCGAAAATGGCGGAGACCGTCGGAATTGACCTCCGCACATGGGAAAAGTATGAGAGCGGACAAGCGTCCCCGCGTGTAGATGAGTTTATCGCATGGTTCGACCTGTTCCACGCAGACGCGCTCCGCTATGTGTTGGATTACCTTTACCCGGACATTTACGACGGGCTAATAAATGACAGCCGGATGGGCGACCTGCGGAAAGCTGCAATGCACTACATATCTAATGTAGCATCTGACCATGCAATCAAGAAATTTGACTTTCTGGTATTCGGCGAACATGGATCAAACATCGAAGCCCAGACAGAGGAATTTACGATGCTCGACCACCTGCCACTCACGATGCGGCTTGCGGTTGCGTCCCTGATTGACATCCTATACCAGACGGCGGAGGCAAACAACCTGCTGGTCTGCACCGACTGCGTTATGCCCATAGTTGATGTATTTCACGACGGCCTGAAAAAGGGACGTGAAGCCGTAATGGACGGGAAGCAAAGCTATACCACGTCCTCGGTGAGGAAAATATGAGCACCTGTATCAAATGCAAAGCCGCCTTGCCGGAATGGGCTGTTTACTGCCCTATGTGCGGCAAAAAGCAGGTGGCCGAAAAGCGTAAGACGCTCAAACGTGCAAACGGAACCGGCTCCGTCTACAAGCTCTCAGGGCGGCGCACAAGGCCGTGGGTGGCCGCAAAGGGCAAGGTCATCATCGGATACTATGAGCGCAAGACGGACGCTCTGGAAGCTCTGGATAAGCTGGCAGGGCATACGGTGGCAGAACGGTACAATTTTACGTTCGCTCAGGTGTATGATGCTTGGAGCAAGGAGCATTTTCGCTCCGTGGGTGATGCGGCAAAAGTCAGCTATGGCGCGGTCTATAAAAAGTTTGAGCCTTTGTATGACCGGAAGTTTCGGGATTTGCGTACTGCCGATTTTCAGGCAGTCATAGATGCGCATGCAAATCAATCCGCCGCCACGCTCGGCAACTGCAAGTTGCTGGCATCTCAGATGAGCAAGTGGGCTATTCGTGAAGAGATCGCAACGACAAACTTTGCCGCATTTATCCGATTGCCGAAAAAGGAAACAAAGGAAAAGGAAATATTTACGCCAGAGGACATAGCTGCCTTGACCGCCGATGACAGTGACACCGCACGGGTAATACTTATGCTGATCTATACCGGTATGCGCGTAGGCGAACTTTTCAAGTTGTCTGTCGAGGATTATCATGGTGCTTACGCTATCGGCGGTGAGAAAACAAAAGCGGGCAAAAACAGGGTTATCCCGATCCGCCCGGAAGGGCAACAGTATTTTGAGTATTTTGCAAGCATAGCAAATGGCGAAAGGCTCCTGTCTGGGTATGCGGCAAAAAATACGCAGCAGTTCCGCGTGGCGTATTTTTACCCGCTGTTGGACAAGCTAGGGATCAAGCGCAAGACCCCACATTCCACCCGGCACACATACGCCAGCTGGGCGCTGCAAAACGGTATCGCTCCCGAAAATTTGCAAAAAATCTTGGGGCATGCAAAGTTTGCCACGACAGCGGAAATTTACTATCACAGCGACGCTGACACTCTTGTGTCAGCTGTGCTTAATGCTAGTAACCGTGTTAGTAACCTAAAACAGACAGACGCAGATGAAAACTGATAACACCCGGATAATTGCTGATAAATCAGTGCTTATCCGGGTGCATCAGTTTTGAGCAAAAATGTTAATATTAAGATAGTTTTAATATGTTGCGGCGTCGCAAAAATTATGCAACTCAAAAAATCTAGCATTTCCAGTGGTTTCATCGATCTCACTTGCGGCAATTTTGCGGATTTGTTAGTAACGCGCTAGCAACCGTGTTTAAATAGCGCTGATTTTCCGCATCACGCTGTCATATGTGCGCTGGTTTACGACCTTGAGCGTGTCCATCAGCTCGTCCATAATATCCCACGCTTTTTGCTGGTCTTTGTTCGACACCATGCGCAAAAAATCGCTGTCGCCAGTAATGCCAGCAGAGACAGCCGCCGGGGCGGCAGAATAAGATCGTTCGTAGGCTAGTGGTTTTTTTGCGTCGCCTTCCATCCTGTCGCGGATGATGTACAGGTCTGCCAGCTTTGCATAATTAGGGTAGCTGGATTCAACGTATTCGAGCCGGGCAATTTCGGCGTTGATCTCTTTGGCATCCAGCATATTTACTCCCCCTTATTATGCACGATCGAGCTGATCTTTGCAACGCCGAATTGCGTCTTTCATTTCGGCGGTGTCCGCCTGCTCCATCATCTCGTCCAGCTGGTCGATCATATGGGACTTTGCATCGTCCCGGCTGTATCTGCCCCTGCTGTAATGACCGCGAACGTAGTGCGTACCGCGTCTGGCGTAGCTGTTGCCGCGCCGGTACATATCGCGGTCATCGTCCCAATCACCGCTGTAACCGTCCAGCTCTTCAAACATCTCAATCTTATAGATATTTTTGATGGAGCTGGTAATATCGCGGATAGCGTCCAGCGTTTCAGCGGACGCGCCACGGCTCCGCATATCCTTTTTGATGTCCTCCAGCTCGTCGCAGAGCATTTTCATCAGGTCGTCATAGTTCGCCATGTTTTTCCTCCTTTCAGCTTACGCGCTCGACAATCAGATTGCTGTTGGCAAAGCTGACGGCCTGAGTGCTGGTGTTTTCGGCGGCAACGGTTACACAGCAACCACGCGGGACTTCCACGAAAGCCGCCACATAGATGTTCCAGTAATTTTCCACAGCGGCAGGAGTCACGGTAGCGGTTGCGCTGGACAGCGGTTCTCCGTTGATCGACAGCGCGGCAGTGATAGCTTCAGCTGTACCCCCGGTGGGAACGGCGATATTCGCGCCGAAGGAGACCTTGAATCGTGCTTTGCACTGGTTGGTCAGTCCACGCAGCGTAACGATGCCGGCACCCTCACGATGCACGATGCAGGGCTTGCCCGCAACGGCGGTTTCGGTCAGGGGCACATTCTGCCCGGCAGCAACAGACGTAATCTTGGAGTTTGTGTATTCAGCCATTTTCTCAGTCCTTTCAAAAAAACGGCGGGGCATATCACCCCGCCGCAAAATCTCAGTATCAACACGGGGTTGACCATCCGAGTGATCCTCGGAAGCTGATGTGTTTAGTTGTCAGCAGGAGGCGCAGCACCCCAGAGCCGCGTTACTAGCCCACGGGTTGCAGGACTGGTACGCAGGGATGGGGGTAGGTCTCAGTGTGGTGACCAGATAGTTGTTCTGCGCCGCCTGAGACGCAGCCAGCTGGGCGGCGAAGAGCTGCTGATTCTGCTCGGCAATCTTCGCGTCCTTCTGGGCAATCTCCTGAGCGGTCAGGCGCTGTTCGATACCCCGGAAACCGGCGTTCATGCTGTCAATGATGTCGCGGGTGGTATTCTGCACGGTGTTGCGGGTATCACAAGCCTGAGTGGCCATGTCATACCGCACCTGAGCGATTGCCGCCCGGTTCTCGCAGCAGCACTCCTGCGCCTGCATCTGCATCTGGGACAGCTGCTGCATCAATGCAGCCTGCTGGTTTGCGCGGGACAGTTCAGCGGACATAAAGCCATTGCTCATGCTCTGCTGGACGCCGTTGACCAACTGCGCCTGCTGGTAAAAACCGTCGCACAGGCCGTTGTTCACTACGTCGATTTTGCGCTCAATATTGGCAAAGTCAGAGGTGAGAATGTAGCCATCGACAGCGCCAGAACCATTGCCGCCGAAGCCACTATTGCCCCAGTTCCCGCCCCAACCGCAGAATACGAACAAGAACAGGATAATGATCCACCATGCACCGTCTCCGCCCCAGCCGAAGCCATTACCATTGCCAGTGTTGGCAGGCTGAACCGGCATTGTCATCACAGTGCCGCTATCGGAATTAAGACTCATTGAAAGACTCCTCTCATTTAATTTTATTTGTAATTTGCGGCCACAAATTTACATCAAATTCTGAAACATTTTCGCCATTTGCTGAAGCTGGTTCAGCTGTTGCTGGCTCATCTTGCCGGACTGGAGCAGCTTTTCCACCTCGGCCTTTGGGTCGCCCTGAAACGACTGCTTGAACTGCTGAAACTGGTTCATCATCTGCTGAAACTGCATCATCGGGTTTCCGTTAAACATCTGGCTCTGCCTCCTTTGCCCTTCTTGCGGGCTTTTGCTCCAATTTGTTCACTTTTTGGACAAGCCCGTCAAACTCGTCCCGGGTAATGTATTCCGGTGTAACCTGTGGAGCTGTCGGTTCGTCATCGTCCGTGTAAGACATGGTTTTCATCGGGTAAGGAGATCCGTTCATGTCGCGGCTCTTCCAGAAAAATTTATGCCCAGCTCTCCACCAAAGGAGGACGGATGCACCGGCAGCGACAAGATAGCCTGTTGCCTCGTTCTCACTGCCGACCTCGACCACATTGATTTGCTGCGTAGGTTGTGCCATATTCTGCTGCTGTGCAGGCTGCGCCATCGCGGTGTTAGGCTGATTCATCATCGGCTGGAACTGCATCTGCGGATAATAGGGGTTTCCGTACATATAGGGGTTATAGGCCATCACTGCTCATTCCTTTCCCAGTAATACAATGGGACTTCGCCGCTGGAATCCCAGCTGTCCCATAAATCGCCCTCTGACACGCAGACAACGTGGCCAGACAGCGCGAGGATATATGTCCCGCATGGGTGCTCTGCGGCAAAATCAGCCACGGTGTAGCAGTCCGGGCAGGTGTCCGGGATTATGTGCCGCGCCCAGCCCTGCTGCCGGAGATACGCGCCCCAGACGGCGTTCGCACTGGGTAAGTCGCCCATCAAGTAGCCTTGCAGGGCAAGGGCGGTATATATCTCTTCCCAACTGCGTTCAAGCCCTTTTGTTAGAGCCCTTACAGTGCAATCGCCCACGTTCTTCCCGGTTGGGTTTGGATTATAAGGCCGGAACACGGTTCCTGCCCTCAATCTCTGTGATGTATTTCTCAAGGGCGTTATCATCGCCCTGCAACTTATACCATTCGATGATCTCTGCCGCTTCCCATACAGGGACACCGGCGCGAATCAGCCGTTCAAACGCTTTCATAGGACTACTCCTTTCCCTCTCATTATCCGGCATTTCAGGGGAGCGTTTCGGCGGAAAAGCGGATGAAAAACGGCAAAAAAATAACCCCCTCGATTTCGAGGGGGAAAAAAATAAACCCGCCAAATCCGTTTTTATCGGATTCAGCGGTTAAAGTGTAATTTGCCAATATTGGAAAAAAATAAAAAAATAAAGGGCGGCAAGCCGAAGCTCACCGCCCAAAAGGAGGAAACTAAATTAAATTGGTTAAGATAGGCATTGCGTCATCGATTTTCGCCCGGATGGTGCGTTCTGAATAGCCGACCCAATCGGCAATCGTGGCATAATCCTGATGTTTGCAAAAGCGCCTGTGCAAGATGTCCTTTGTGACGTCATCTAGGTTCGCGGACTCAATCAGCTCTGCGAGGTCATAAGACCGTGCAATCCGTTTCAGGCGGCGCTTTACGTCCGCCGGATTCGGGTCAAGTTCGTTCAGCGCGTCCAGCAGGATGCGGATGATTTTAAGCCGGGTTTCGGCCAGAATAGCGTCGGTCATGCGTTAAGCCAGCGCTGAAGCGCTTTTGCGGACTCTGCGCCAAACACGCCGTCAACGGAACAAGGGAACCCCTCGCCGCACAGGAAGGACTGCAACGCCTTTGCGGTACCTTTGCCCAGCAGACCATCAGCAGACGTGCCAACGGCGGACTGCATTGCGGCCACAAACTGAGACTTGCCGCCAGTCCAGCCGCAAGCGGAATTGCAAATTGCAGGCCAGTACTTTTTGCAAGATGCGGACTGGCCGGAAATATAGCCGTCAGCCGCAGTGCCAAGAAGCTGCTGAAACGCCTTGATGGTGCCTTTCCCGATTTGTCCGTCTACGGTCAGTTTGCCGGGCGTAGGAGCAGCGGAAGGCGTAGGCGTCGCACCTGCTTTGGAGCCGTTGGACAACACCATGACGGTGTGACTACCCGGCTTAACGAGGATGTCGCCCCGCTTGAGATAGGCGTCGCCGGTCAGGTATTTGCTGTCCGTCAGCACCTCAAATGCGCCGGTCGCGCGGAACTTGTCCACCATCGTGCTGGTGGTGGGTGCATTGCCGCTGTACTCCAGTGCGGAGACACCGCCAGCGAGGGCACAAACCGTCATAAATGCAGAACAGTCCGTCTCGCATTTGGTGTTGATAATGGCCAGATTGTAGCCGCACCGCTTTGCGTAGTAATGCAGGGTGTTGCGCTGGCTCTGATCGTAGCCGATTTTATTGTTTGCACAGCCCTGTTCGCAGGCTTTTGCCATGCGCTCCGCCACACTGGCAGACTTGGGTCGCAGGCAGTATCGCCAGCCCTTGTTGTACCAGCTGCGGGTGCATACTTCGCGCCCGGTCTGGTCACCGGTTCTGCCGCCGGAAGCCTTGCCGCGCTCGTCAATGGATGCGTGTCCGATGGTTACGCTCATATGATTACCTCCTCACTTGATTTTGGGCAGCTTGTCCACCTGGATTTTCACATTGCCGACGATACCGGCGAAATACCCGTCCGGGAACTTGATGGTCGGCACCGTCACGCTGATTTTCGGCAGCGTCGGCAGCTTGGGCGGCTTGAGGGTGGGCGTGACGGCGGATGCACTGCCGATCAGACAGGCCGCAAGGGCGGCGGTGACGATAAGGTATTTGAGCTTTTTCATGCGGTTTCCTCCTCTTCTTCTGCTGGCGCGGATGCGGCGTCCAGCGCGTCGTAATATGCCTGTGCCAACGTCTCGATCTCGGCGATGTCGGTGTCGTCCAGCAGGCCATTGTCCAAATGGGTATACGCCTTATCCAGCCAATAGGCCACGTCGCGCCCGCCAGAAATCTCCCGCTTGATGGAGCGCAGGGCCAGGTCGTGTCGGGCTTTGGATTTAATTGCCATAAGTGCCTCCTTATGTGGTAGTCATGGACGCAATGGCGTCCTCAAGATTCTTGACGACGAGATTTAAGTCCCGCTGGTAGTCCAGCTTGATGCCAGCGCCATCGCTGGCCTGCACCACAGTGTCAGGGCCGTAAGCGGTGAGGGCTTTGTATGCGGCAATCTCGGCAGGGGTGAGCGGAGTTTCGATGGGGGTTGAGAGCGTCGCATTTTGTTCGGCAAGCGGTTTTGTGTCGTCGAGAGCCGCCTTATCAATCCTCTGCACCATAACCTCTCGCGCAAAATCAACCTCATCGCACACCCACTGCTGGCCGCTCTGGTCAGTGTAGTTGCCGCCAGAGTTGACAGGGATGCCGGGTAAGCCGTTGGGAGTGGGGAGCGTGAGGATCTGTTCGCGGTAGGGTTCATAGTCTGGAGATGAAGCGTCCCATGTTAGGCAAATGTTTTTGCTGGCTATGTCTAGCACATAATATCGGAACTTTATTGCGGTCGCCTTTAACGATCTATGTACTTCAGTTACACCCTCGTCAATAGCAAACCACATTTCTTCGTTGTTTTCGCCGATAAACAACAGGTTTCCGCCTCGAGAAACAATACCGCCCTTGAACACTAAATATATCGTTGTGTTTTTCTCGACGAAACATTCGACGTCAACACCTAGTTCAAGGTTAGGTGGCATCCGATTCTTCCCCGTCACCTTCACCTCCACGCTTCCCCCGTCACCGGCGCTCACGATAGGCACAGGTGCATCTGGTGACGGCGTCCCGTCCTGCGTACTCTTGCCGTACACGGTCAGGCCGCACAGCGGGGCGGAATATGCGTCATTACAGCTGACCTGGTTGCCAGTATCACTGCCGACAAGGATATTCTGTCTGGCTCGCAGTTCGTCCACGGATGACTTTAGCGCAGGCAGCTGTTTTTCGCGCTCCGCTTCTGCTTTCACTCGGGAGGATTCGGCTTCTACACGTCCCTCCTCTGCCGTCTGCCGCTCCTGCTCGGCGTTTGCACGCTCGGATTCAGCGTCTTTTCTGGCCGTCTCGGAGGTCACACGGGTACTCTCTGCCTTGACACGGGACTGCTCTGCGTCAGCGCGTTTGGATTCTGCGTCAGCTCTGGCTGTTTCGGCCTCTTGCCGCTTGGACTCGGCAGTCTGGCGAGCGGTCTCATCGGTAACGCGCTGGGTTTCGTGATCCCTTCGTAACCTTTCGTAATCTGCGCGTTCCTCTTCCGACTTTACGCGAGCGGCTTCTGCGGTTGCCCGGTCGGTTTCGGCACTTTCGCGGGCTGTTTCCACTCTCGCACGGGACGTCTCCGCGCTCTGACGGTCATCCTCGGCGGCAATACGGACGCTTTCGGCGGCTTGCCTCTCCTTTTCAGCGGCGGCGCGGTCGGCCTCTGCATCAACTCTGGCGGTCTCCGCCTCAACGCGGGCAGACTCCGCCGCCGCCCGGTCGGCTTCGGCGGTTTCTCGCCCAGACTCCGCCTCCAGCACCTTGTCCATGTCCGCACGGACTCCATCGGCGGTCTTGACCGCACCATTCGCGGCAGACAAGATCTGCTGTACCAGATCAGGCGTTGGCGCGTCGCTGGTTGTGCCGTCTGTGCCAGCCTGCGCAATCACCGTGTAAGAGATATTACAGGATGCAATCTGCACACCGTCCGCCATACCTGCGATCACAAGCGCACCACGGCCAGCAGACGCAGTTGCCTCCGGGGGCACGTCCGACAGTCCGTCTGACGGCACAAGCACACGCACCGGCTCCGCCGCTTTGGGCGGATGATACACCGCTACAATGTCAAGCCCGTCCCACCCGGCACCGGCGACAACGGCAATCTGCTCCATGCCATAGCTCTCGACTGTGCCAAGCTGGATCTGGGCGGGCATAGGCGCGTACCGATCCAGGTGTATCTTGTGGACGATCTTGTCCGGCATGTCTTACACCTCCACCTCCGGCAGGCCAGCCACGCTGGTCAGCAGACTCAGCACGCCCGCCAGCACCGACGCACTGACCACGGCTACCCAGTTTACATCTCCCAGCACCGCGCTGGTGCCGATGGTGGCCACGGCGGTCTGGGCGATGGTTTTCACCGCGCGGATTCCCGCAGCCTTGACCCACGTTTTCCAGTTCTCTTTCATCTGTGTTCCTCCTTTTCGAGATCAAGCGCTTTCACCCGCTCATACAACTCCGTGCCGGTTCCGTTTCCGCCGAGCGCATGATACGCCTTGTAGATGTATTCGATGTTCTTTAGCGCCGTCAGGTCAATTTGTCCCGCATCAATGTGTCTGCTGCACTCCGTGTAGAGCCTGTCGTGCAGGATGGCAAGCAGGCCGTCCTTGATCGCCTCATCTTCGGCCTGCCGGGCTTTCAGCCTTTTGGCAATCTTGCGGTACGCTCCGCCAAGAGCAGCGATCACAGCGCCGAACACGGCTTCAATCCAATACCTTTTTATCCATTCCATCGTCTCTCCTTTACTTCCACCTTCCCAGCACCAGCACCGACACGGTAAGCGCATCTGCGCCGCCGAAACTGCCGGATGGGTTATGCACAAAGACGCGGGCGCTCTGGTTATCGCTCTGCGGGACAACCTTCACATTCCAGCCAAGCGCAGCACCGGCATTGCTTCCGACACTCTCCAAAGTTCCGAAGGCCGCCACGCCAGCCTGTAGGGCGAACGGATAGCTCACCCATTTTCCCAGCACGGATGCGGCGGAATACTCTGCTGTCACGTTGCACCACATCATGGCAAGGCCGGACGCACACTTGACGTATGACCATTCCCCATAGGTTCCGTTCTCGGTCATAATGTCCCCGATCTGATTGTCGCCCAGAGTCACCTTCCCGCGAAACTTGGTGTCATATCCCACATCAAACACGTTTTCCAGCTCCGCCGTCTTTCCGAGGGATAACCCATCCCTCGACGCATAAAGGTCAAGGATCACCTTTGCAGACAGGACGGATACAGTCCTGCGGTCGCTGGTAAAGTAGTCCGCAACGACCAGCCGGAAATCATACTGATAGTCGTTGGAGAACACAGTGTCCGGAACTACGGATGTTTCTTTGCTGTATGCAGGGTCTGTCAACAGAGTTGTCCACTCCGTCTCCGTGCTCCGTTTGTACTCGATCGTTACCGCATGGGTGTTTTTTCGGTCGACTTCCGAGATCGCATAGCTGTATTCAACGAGCACATAATCGGAGTCCTCCTGATAGACGCCGCTTTTTGTGGCGCGGTTGACCGCAAAGGCTTTGATCGTCGGCCTCTGATACCCATCGACGTATACCGTGACTTCCGTGCTCGCCGTTCTGCCTCTGGTGTCCGTTACGCTCACATAGACCGGCACGACGCCATAAGTCGTGATCGTATTGGTCGTTATGGACTGCCCGGAATATTTCACCTCACCTACTGATGTGACGTAGTCCCAGATTTTGCTGCCATAAGCGCCAGACGCAGTGATCTTTACATTCAGCCGCGATTTGTTCTGCACATATACGCCGAATTGCTTTGCGATAACGGCCTCCGCCTCCGAAAAGGCAACGTCTGAAATGCTGGGAACCATATCGTCCGGGACAGACAGCGTAATTGGAAAATCCTGAGTTGCGATCACGTTACCCCCGGAATAGGTGATGAGCTGGAGCTTTCCCGTGCCGGATACCGCGTTGGGAATTTGCTCTGCAAGCGATTCAGGCGGGTACCACTCGTACCAGCCGGATGGTTTATCATCCAGAACCCACTCGCTGGCGGAACCGAAGGTGTAGACAACGCGGTGCCGGAAGGCGTCGGACTCCGCCGAAATATGCAGCACCACCTTTGAGCCGATCGTGCCGCCGTCAATGGTCATCGCGCTGCCGCGCGGAATGGTGTCCAGCGTCTGGGTTGCAGACACACTGCCCGTGATTTTGCCGGAGATACTGCCGCTCAGACTGAGCACCATAGAGCCATCCGAATTGTGCGCAACGGTAGTCGTGCCGGACAGCAGGCTTGTTGCCCCGCCCGGAGACACCCGCACCTGCCCGCTGCCGCTGTAAGCGTTTCCGCCGATGTTGGCGGCATAGGAGCAGCTGCCCCATGTGTCCGACGTGGAGGAGCCGGACTTGCGGACTCTCAGCCACCAGCTGACCGTAGTCGTGTTATTCTCGACGGACTGACTGTCCACCCGAGTCTCCAGCTCGATTGTAATGTACTGGTTGCTGGACGTCTGATTTGAGTAGATCGCCATGTCAGGCATCCCCTACGGCGTACCATTTATAGGTCGCATTCGAGATCGGCTTATAGCTTGTCGAGGAGGCAAGCACTGTAATAGTTCCGCCAGATACCTTCAAAACATTCGTGTCGCTCATATAAACATTTTGGATGTATGATGAGTAGGATGAGCACCCGATCCCGCGTCCAGTTATACCGCCCTCTACGTCAACAAATGCACATACCAACCCCGCAGCATGTAGCTTGTTTGCTGTGTCGTAAACCATAAACGCTGAGATGCTTGATATGCCTGTCTCAATCACCACCTCGGTTTCCGCCCCGGTAAAGCTGCCGGTTTTTATGGTACTGCCGGAACCGCCGCTGCCCGCATACGTTCCTGCTACCCCGAAGATAGACACACCCCTCTTGATGTTTCCGGCGCTCAAATTCCCGTCGCCTTTGATGGTCTGAGCGCCGGTGAGATACTGGTTCGCGGCGATCGTCTGGTTCGCCGTGCCGGGCGTGATGGTTTCCGCCGCTTTACGCGGCACATCTGCGCCGACATAAGAGGGCAGCTCTTTCTCGATCTCCGCAATGGCGGAGGCATTCGCGCTTGCGCCGGATTCCAGATTGTTCAGCGCGTCCGCCGTGATCGTATCGCCGGTGCTCCACGTTTTCTTTGTGTAACTCACTTCATGGCCTCCTTTACGGCGGTGATTTTGCTGTCTGTGCTGGCGTTGCTCTCCTCGATCGCGTTCAGGCGGGCTGCGGTGAGGCGGTCTCCGCTGTCAAGTTCAGCGCTTCCGACAACGGCTTCGCCGACGACGTTGGAGGTGTTTTCTGCCTCTTCGTGTACGCGGATCAGGCTCAGGTTTCCAGACCTGCGGGGGACGAACGCAAAACTACCGATGCGGAGACTTTCTGTGATATACGCATACCGGATGTATAAGCGATTGCTCGCACCGCTAATGTACGCTACTTCTTCCCCGTCAGACCGAAAACTGATTTTCCCGCCCATATACACGGTTTGGAGTGTGCTGTCCGGGCTTCCAATCGTCAGCTGGCCTGTGCCGTTGTCATAGTACATTCCGCCGAAATTAAAGTTGCCGTTGTCCATATCAATCCATGTCGAGCCGCTCTGAGATTGCAGGATTCCCGTTTTTACAAAGTCGGCGGAAACAGCTCCGTCCATTGTAAGCGCAACCTCGTATTCGCGGTCTGGATTGTCTGCTCCTGTGCAGTTGTTTGAATAGCCGAATCCACCCATATTCCAGCGCCAGATTTTAACGGCCTTCTCAGGGTCTGTGCTGTCCATGATAAGGACTTCATTCCGTTCGCCTGTTTCTTTGCGAATTAGAATATTGCCGCCCATAGCCTGATTTAGGAGCTGTGTAGAGTTATTTGCAGCCTCTGCCAGTTTTTTCGCTGCGTCTGCTGCCGCTTTGATTGCCGAAACCGCTTTGTCGGATTGTGAATAACGACGCGACGCATCATCCAATCCCTCAGCTTCAATGCTTTGCGTTCCACGGAAAGTCCACGTCATGGATGTAATCAGGCTCACCGGGTCGCCGTCGAGTGCCGCCGTGTTTGTCAGCGTAATGTAATCTCCGGGCATTAAAGCAGGATCGCCGAACAGCGTACAGCTCATCGGGGTAAATCCAGCCTGCTTCACTTCTGCCAAGATCGCGTCCAGCACAGACTGAATCGCGTCCGTGCCAACGCCCTTTAAGAATGGGTTTTCATTCAATTCCAGCGTCTGCCCGGATATTCCTGCGGCATAGTCGGTATTGTCGATAGACATAGTTACCTTCGTTGTCTTGGAGAAGGTATCATTTACTGTCGTAGTACCGGATCGTTCGCCGGGGAAAATCGTCCTGACTGAATCGCTGTGGAGATGCACCAGCTCGAAGATACCCTCCCGGTTAATCCGGCCAAAACATCCTAAGAGCTGACACGCCCACATAAGACAGTCTCTCAGCGTTTCTACTTCGCTGTCTGCCGGCAGGCTAAATTCCGTTTCGCAATTTGGAAATTCGTAGTAATTTCCCAAGTTGGAACTGATGCCAGCCTTTGAACAAAGGGAGCGGATAATCATATCCAACGTTCCGCTGGTGATCGCGTCTCCTATATCGACGTCCATCTGCACAAAAGAATCGAGTGCTGTCAGGCGCACATAGCCTGAACAGCGCTCGATGTCTTTCACGTAGAAAATGCCCAGCGGCACCCATTCCCACTCATCCTCGGTCGATGCAGCACCCGTAGCAATGCCGTATGTAACAGTTACTCTTGCGCCTTCGAGGCTGTACGGGTTTTCAATGTCTGTAATCAGCCCCATTTCCAGCTGTGCCGCCGTGGCACCGCCAACGCCGAATCCGTCACCGATTTGAGCCGTATAGATCAGACTGCCGGAAACGATATTCTGATTGCTGACAGAAATCTGTGTTCCATCGTTAAGCGTAATCTGACCGCTAATTGCCTGACCGTACCGGACATTCGCCGATATAGCCGTTTTGTAAGAGTCGGAAACTGCGTACAAATTACCACCTCACAGCTCAACAAAATTGCAAGACAGCTCGCAGATCGCAGAGCTAGGGTCGCTTGCGTCAATGTAATTCACGATAGAACCGTTTCTGTCACCCGCGTACATAGTTCTGGTTACGAAAGCGCAGGTGGTCAAGTCAAAAAATTCAACCGTGAACGATGCGGGAGAAATGGCACTCACAACAGAAGATAATTCAGCCATCGTGAGATGCCATTTCAATTCGATCTTGTACACACCTTCCCGCACCCGGTCGCGGAACATGACTCCATCTTCGCCTCGCCCGGTTGCGCTTCCGTCCAAGTCGGAGCGTGAAATGGTGTACCCGTCCGCCAGTGGGGTCGGAAGCGCCGTTCCATTTACTTTAATCAAGGTCATGCGTAAGATTTCACCATCCCGTTCGTCCGAATCGCCTTCTGCTTCTGCCGCTTCTCCACTCTGGCCGCGATCTGGTCGCTATCGAGGTAAATGTAAATATCCCCGGAACCGCCGTTTTCGGCCATCGCCTGTTTGAATGCCTGTACCATCGTAGACAAAGGAGTCTCGATGTTCGTTCCGTTTCTCTGGTCACCCAGCACGGCAAGGAATTCTTTGTTCGGCGGGATGACTGCGCCCTGCGCGAGACGGGGAATCTGCGGAACAGAAATGGTCGGTAGCCAGCTGAACGGTTTCAGTCCGGCAATGCTGACGCGCTTGATGGAACGCAGGGCAGAATTAAGTCCGTTAAACGGGACAGCAATAACCCGGTTGATTCCAGAGATAAGCCCGTTCACAACGGTTTTTAGTCCGCTCAGGATGCCTTCTTTAATGCCGTCAAACACTGCGCCGCCAGTGGAGAAAACGTCCTTTACAGCCTGCCACGCGGCAGAGAACTTACCTTCAAACCAGCCGGACACATTGGCAAATACGTTCTTGATGCTTGTCCACAGGCCCTGAAACGTCTGAATAATAGCGTCAATTTTATCCTTAACGCCTTGCAGCAGACCTTCGGAAATGTAGTTGCCGATGGTTTTCATCTCTTTGGAGGGAGACGCAATTCCGAACGCTTTCTTAATGCCGTTCCAAATTGGAAGGAAGATGTTATTCTTGATCCAAGAGCCAATGCTTTTCAATACGTCAAGGATGCCATCAAGCAGTCCTTTGATAGTAAATTGCCCGTCCTCATAGGCCACCTCATGCCACCAGTTCACAACGGATTCCCATGCATCTTCAATAAGCCCCCACAAAAACGCAACCGCCGCGCCAAAGGCCGCGCCGATAGCCGTAAAGCAGGAAACTGCAACCCCAGACCAGTCCACGTTTTCTAGGAACGTAGCAATCTGGTGGCCGAGCGCTTGCCAATCGATTGAAGCGATTGTATCTGTAATGGAATCGAAAAATCCTTTTGCAATATTTCCTGCCGCTTCTGCAAGCTCCGGCATATCAAGATTGAGCAAAAAGCCCGCCAGTGTCTCAATCGCAATCTTAAACTTTGCCCATAAGAGCTGGCCAAGCGCCGTCCACTCTACAGCCGAAATCGCGTTATTAAACATGGTCGCAAGGCTTGCGCCCAAATTCATGAAATCGAAGCTATAGATCAGGTTTGACAGAAACGCCAGTGCCAAATTGAATCCGGCACCCAGCGCCGTTCCGATGGTCGCCCAGTCGATCTGATTCACAAAATCGTTGAACGCAAAGGCGACTTCCTGTCCAAGCTGAACGACCTTATCGTAAACTCCGGGGAAGGTGAACATTTCCGCCACGTTGGCCGCGAAGTCGTTGATCCACCCGGCGAGGGATGTGAGGGCGTTTTTCAACGCCGGAATACCGTCATTCAGCAGTTTGTCCAAGAATGCGGAGAACGCCGCGCCCCACGAATCGAAGTTCAGCGGTTCGATTTTCTCAGTGGTGAACATATCGCCGACACCTCCGCCTCCTCCGCCGCCACCACCTCCACCGCCGGAGCTGCCGGACGGCGCGTCCAACTTATTGATCTCATCAAATCCAGCCAGTGTTTTCGACGCCTCCTGTGCCGCGTCTGCCGCACTTCCTGCCGCGCTGGCCGTGTTGTTCAGGCTTGCGGCGTAGTCCTGCTGGACAGACGTTGCCTTGACGAAGGATGTTTTGCCCGTCAGAGCCGCCGTGAGCCTCGCTACTGCCGTTGCCGCAGAGGATAGCATATTGATGAAGGTCGTAAGAATGGGGGCTACAACGGACAGAATAGGCGCAAATGCTGTCGCAAGGCTGTTTTTCAGCTGCGTCAATGCGGACATAACCATTGAAATATCCGAATTGGTCTGCCCGGAGAACTGCGCCAGATTCTTGAATCCATCAACAAGAGCTGACTTCAATTTGCGCACCAGCATATAAAGGGAACGGATGCTGAGTGCATATTTCAGGATCGTAAAAATGCCGGATGCAAAGCCACCGTTTGCCTTCTTGGAACTGTCACCCAAGCCGAACAGATGCTTTGCGGCGTTTTTCAGCGACTTGCCGAGGGAACTGAGCCCCTTCTTGACAGCACTGCCAACCATACTTTTCAGGGCGGAACCGGCTTTCAGTGCAAGACTGCCGATGCCCTTTAACCCGGCCTGCAAACCCTTCAGCGGCAACTTGGCCAGTCCCTTTAAGCCATCTTTAAGCTTATCTGCAAAAGATGTTTTCTGGCTGTCATTCCACTCCGCAACAGCGCTTTCCATGCGCTGATACTCAGCGGTAGTCTGCCGGACGGCCTCCGTATGCTTGAGCTGTGCCTGCTGGCAATCTCGAATTTTCTGGAGGATATAGTCCTGCTCTTGTGCGAGGCGCTCTGAGCGCTCTTGCTGTGCCGGGGTCAGCTCCCCGTTCTTCTCCTGTGCTTTTGCAATTCTGGACTGAGCAGCCTTGTTGTTTTTCAGCAAACGCTTCCAGTCCGCTTCCTCCGCCGTGGAGGCTTGGAGCTTGATTTCCTCGCTTTCGGCCTTCTTCTTGAGCTTTTCAATCGATTTCTCCGCCGCCTCGATGTCAACATCAACGGGGAGTTCGATTTCACCGGCTTTGACACCGTTCTTCTGCAAATCAGCCAGCTGCTTTTTTGCGTATGCCAGCTTTGTTGCCAGCTCATTTGGTACAGCAGGTTTCGCACCCTGTGCCGCTCTGGACGATGCTATTTCTTGAGAGAGCTTTCCATATTCAGCCACAGTGGCTTTGATTGCCGCAGTGTATTTGCGTTCCGCAGCCTCTGCCGCGCGTATCTGCGTCTGAATTGCTACCCACTGGCTTCCCAGATAAACAAGCTGTTTCCGCTCTTCCGGTGTAATAGTGCCCTTTGCCTTTATCGCGTTGGACTTCGCTTCATTTTCAGCAAGCACCTTTTTCAGCTCTTCTTTGTTGCCGATAGCCACATCCAAGCTGATTTTCGTCCGGCCGATTTTCTTTTGCAGCTTGAGCAGTTCTTTTTCTGCGTCATCAATGTCGAGATTTACAGGAATATCAAATCCTTCGTCTGCCATTTACTTCACCTCCCCCGTCCATGCGCTCAGAAGGTCGCGTTCTGCGTCTGAATAATGCGTTTTTATGTCGATAATGTCCCTGTTCCTGTTGTAAAATTCCCGGTCGCTTTTATCTAGCGCTTTCCCTCTGGCTTTCAAATCCCGGATGCGAACAACTTGGGCGAAAAAGCACTCTCCGATTTCGGTGTAAGCAGACAGAAATGTCCACCAGTGAAGTCCGCCGGTATTTGTTTCATCGTCATACGGGATTGCTCTGATTTCCTTGCCGAGAATGCGGTTGACCGGAGCGACGATATAGGGAAAATCCTGCTCCCAGTCCAGCAACTTTGGGGATTTTTTCTTCTGCGTATCGTCCTCATTCCCGCCGTTGATAAACTTGAAGCACTCTACAGCGGCGGTGTTGTAATCAGTCAGCAGGTCGAAATCAACATAAAAAATTTGGAGCGCGGCAAGAATACGTTCCCACTGCTCCAAATCCGGGTCATTCAGCGCCTCGAAAATGTCCAGAACTACCCGGAAGTCATATCGAATTGCATAATCAACGCCGTCGATTTCTACAGATGTAGGTAAGCCGTAGTTCATGCTGCGCTCCTATCATTACTTCTTCTTGCGATACTTGGCCGTGTACTTCTCAATGCGCTTACTGGTGAGCTTCGGTTCGTTGTCAAACGCACCGTTGATAACATCGACCAGTGCAATCAGCAGGTTTGCCCAGACAGGCAGGCCGTTTGCGTAAGCATACACATTCAGGTCTCCGAACACGTCAGCGCAGATCGGATGATCAAACAGAGTGTCCATCAGCTCGCGCATCTCCGAATCGCACTTTCGGGCGAACTCATACACGTTAGAACCATCAACATTCTGCACGCCAGCGGTGTACTTCTCCTGAAGCTCATCCAGCTTGTCGAACACATTGGAGATGTGCTCCACGAAGAAACTGTCCGTCGGGTTGAACGTGACCTCGCACTTGCCATTCAGCGTGTAGGTTACAAGGCCAGTATCAAAGCTCAGAAGTTCAGCCATTCTTAATCGCCGCCTTCCGCAGTAAAGGTCACGCCGGTAGAGGTAACAGCCGCAGTGCCCACCGTGCGAGTACCGCCGTAGGTCACGTCAATGGGCATTTCCATGTTGCCGCCGCCCTCACCGCCGAGGCCAGTAGGCTTGACCGCACAGGCAGAGTAGCGCTCCGCCCAAGAATTGGCCTCAGAAGTGCCAGCGTATCTATGGACAATGAGCATGTCCATGTTCGCCAGCGCCTGCGCGTTCTGGTCTTTCACGCCGAGATTCCACACCTTCACAATAGCGGAATCGCCAGAATCCAGATTGCAGGGGTCGAAAGACTGCGTGATCGTGGGCTTTTTCAGGTTGGTATAGGTATTTCCCAGAACGTCCTGAATCGTCTCCTCACCCCAGTCCATCTCAGCAGAGCTTTCCTCAACACGCTTGCCCAGCGGAGACCAAGTAGGCTTGCCGGATTCGCCGGTGTTGAGGTAAGCGATCATCAGTTCGCGGGCGATAGTCTGACCCGCAGTGGTGTTAAAAGTAACATCTGCCATTACACATTCACCTCATATGTCAGTTTCATCAAAATTTGGTAGTCCTCATACCCGTCTGCGTATTCCGCAAACTTGGATGCGAGCGCGGTCTGCTCGACCTTGATAGCCCGCATCCCATCTGCCAGTTCGGGGAGATGGTTTGTCGCCCACTCACCAAACTGATTCAGCAGCTCATCGGCGCTCAGGCGCTTGTCATTGCTGTTCCCGGGCTTAATGCGGTAAATGACCTTGAACTGATACTCTGCCCGGTAGCCGCTCAAAATATAGCGTCTGGTGATGTATGTCCCCTGAATGGTAGAAATCGCCATAGCCGTCTCATCGCCGGAGCTGACATTCAGGAACTCATAGTTAATGACCACAACGGGCTTGTCTGGAAACGTGTTCGCCCATGTGGTCATATAGCGGGAAATCGCATCGACCTCAGACTGAGAGACAATGCCCTTGATTTTAGTCAAGTTTTCGACCACCTCCGTGAGCGATACTGCGTCGCGCCGTTTTCTTCCATTCCTCCTGATTCATTGCCTTGCTGGCCCTGAACCAGAATGCCTGCGCGTCTCCGTGAACTGCCGTCTTAAAAACAAGGTCTTTATCCGTCACAACTTTCGTTGAGCCTGCCGGTGCAAACGGGCTTTCGGTTTCAGGATCTACCATGACCTTTCCGTAATACAGAAATCTCGCATATGGGCCGGGGTAGATGACCTTACTGCCGGAAACCATCGTTTGGCTATCAAAAGCCCCTGTGTCCGCTGGTACAAACGGCCTTGTGTCCTCGCAAATTTTCTTTGCAACGGTGTTTTCTGCCTTGATGCAGCTTTGCTTGAAAATAGACTTCTGCACTGCGAGATCAGCATGATGTTCCGTCACGTTGAAAATTCTCTGCGCCGTCGCACTCAGCCTGTCCAGCGAACTCAGACCCTTGTCTGGCCTCAAGTTGACCTCAATAACGATCGACCCGCCAATTTCGCCCATTACGCGCCACCTACTTCCAGATGCGCCATAGCGTCGCCGAAATCCAGCAGGTCTATTTTTGTCACGTTATACACGTCGTCATACATCGCCTTGATAGTCTGCACAGACAGGTCATAATGGACGTGTTCACCCTTCACAAAGAAACAGTTCCCGGTATTGGAAAGCGTCCACAGGGCGCTCTTATCGGCTGTACGCCACCACTCCACGGAGCCGGTATACTTTTGCGCAATTCCCGTTTTGCCGTCTCTCGCGTCAACTGAGAGCGGAATATAGAGGTTTACGGCATCCGCTCCCTCCAATCCGCTCTCGTTGACGTTTTTTGCCTTGCTGGCAACCAGAAGAACACCTTTGAGCACCGTGATATAGTGCCTTTCCACATCCTTCATGGTAGTCAAGTCGGTTTCATGGAGCGTGACGTAAACAGTCACAATGTGGGGGAACAATGACCACACCTCCTGCCGCGGCAGAGAAGCCCAGTCGGCGCAAGATACTGATATGCTGTGTCAGCTAATGCAGACATAGCCGCAGTTCTCGCATTCCCGGCCCCGACTGCGCTCTCCCCACCACTCCGATAGGATTTTGTCCATGACCCGACGGTCTGACTCTGAACCTCGCTTCCATCGCTGGAAGTAAGCGTTTTGAGGGCGAGGCGTTCAGCTGCTTCCACCGCCATATACTGCTCCGCAATGGCGCAGCACGCTTTTCCAATTCGCTCGTCATCGGTTCCCTGCGCTCGACCGAAGGTAAGATAGTCGATATAATCGCTTGCCCTCGTGGCTAATCTGGTGAAATCTTCTGCTTCGATCACACTGCCGTCATATTCCGTCAGGTAAAAGTCGTAGTCTGCATAAATCATCAAACCGCCCCTTTGACCGCCGACAAAATGTCAGCCTTCTTCATAGAACCGCTGACCCCGGAAACTCCGGCGGATTCCGCATAATCCAGAAGCTGCGCTTTTGTCATGCGATCCAAAGAGTCCGGGGCGGCTGCATTCAGCGGTTCAGTTAACCCCCCGCAGGCTGATAGACGGCAAACGGGAAGCGCTTGGTGCCGTCAGGATTGACCGCATTGACGGGGTTCAGAATGTTCCAACCAAGCCGAATGACCATACGGATTGCCTTCATGTCGTTCTGCATCAGGTTATAAATGACCTTGCCGTCTGCGTCAGACACTACGCCGGAGGTAAACACGTCAAAGGTCACGTCCTGCCGAATGGCATAGACTGCCTGAGACCAGTCACCAGTGACCATCAGCGCCTGAGTGGCGTCAAATGCACCGTTGCGGGGGAACTCCATGCCCATACCGGCCAGCGTGTACTGCGCGCCCTGATGCAGGTTCTCCATGAACAGGGGACGGTCGTTCTTATCCTTCAGTCCGCGCAGCTTTGCCCGCATGGAGATAGCGGAGACAATGCTTTCGGGGAAGTAGCCGTCCTCCTCAACCTTTGCGATCAGGCCGTCTACACCGAACACGTCAGTCACAATGTCGGTAGTCGCCGCAACGTTGTTTTGTGCAGTCACAGCGGCAGGAACAATGCCCGCTCTCCACGCGGTCGGCTTGTTCGTGCCAAAGAAAATGGCTGCGTCAATGACCTTGCCAGCAGCCTCGACCAGACGAGGCTTCATCTGCGCGAAAATGTCATAGTCAGCGTCAGCGGCCACGTTATCGGGCACCGCCACGATAGCGGCGATTTCCTCAGCCACGATCTTATCCTTAGACCACTTCATGTTGGTGGTCATTTTCAGACCGGCATCGCCATCAACGAAGCCAGCCATAGGGTAGCTGTCCATGATGGGGTATTCGCGGACGTTCGTGCCCATATTGGGCAGGCGATTCATCAGTTTCAGAGCGGTGGAGGATTCCACAACCGCCTGAATGATCTCGTTGCTCTCCTCCGGCTTAATGAGAGGGGATGCGTTTTCTCTGGTAACGGAAACAGTAGCCATATAACTCTCCTTTTCTGCGGCTTATCTGCCGCGCAGTTCTCGGTTGATACGCTCGCTGAGCGTCATGGTCGCCGGGTTTCCGCCGATGGGGGCGGTAAAACTTACGTTCGGCTTTCCCTGGTGGCTAGACAGGATGGTATCGACGGCCTGCTCGAAGGTGGTATTGTCATTCACCATCTTCGCTGCCTTGAACACCACAAACTCCGCCTCCTCACCGGAAATGCCTTTCTTCATGACGTACATCTCGCGCTTCAGTTGGTCTCGTTCGCCCTCTGCGGCACTCAGCTGTCCGGAAAGCGTGTCTCGCTCTCCTTTCAGCGTGTCGTATCGCTCCTGCTCGGACTGCTGGCTGTCTTTCCATGCGTGGTACGCCGCCAGCTCCTCTGCACTGGGCATTCCCTTCGTCGCTTTAGCTGTCGCTTTTGCCTTTTCTCTGGCAACCAGTGCGTCAACCTCAGCCTGAGTGAAGGTCACCTCACCGCCTGCTCCCGGCGTGGGTTCCTGAGTTTCAGGATTCGTGATAGGTTCTGCCATAATTTTCAAACCTCCGTTTATTCATCACTCCGTCGAGTGCCGTTTAACGCCCGTCGGCATATACAAAAAGAGCTAGTCCGGATGGACTAACTCTTGATGCTTAGGTGTTAGATTTGGGCATAAAAAAACCACGGTGTATCAAACATCGTGGTTTTCGTTTATTTTATATGTAGCTGTTATTTTTAGCCGTTTTGCACCCGTGTGCGCTCGTTCTGTTCAGGCAGCCCGGCAACTCTGGAAAATTTCTTGTATTTCCGGGTCAGCCGCCGAATACGAATATTAGCTGCATCGGCATCCTCTTTCAGACCGGCTGATTTATATGCTGACCGCTCCCGCTTCATTCTGCGAAGCGTTCTTTCTATCTGCCGCTGCTTCTGGGTGGCTTCATAGCCGTCATATTCCCGGCCTTCAAACGTAATTTTCCGATTTTCGCCCTTCATCGCGGCCAACTCATCCTGCGTATATGTCGGTTCAGACACGCCCTCAACATAAGCATGGAAGGAATGGCGGCAATTCCAGCCACCCAAGCCTTCACCAGACCCATATCCGGTATGTCGGATGAAGTCCGGGTAGTCGCCGGTCGAATATCTGGGCTTCTGAACCCACCGATAGACCTTGCCCTGCCACATTTCGTGGTTTTCCGGCTCAAAGCCTTTGTTTCGCGCCCCGATATGGGCGGAAACTTCCACAAGGTCTGTGTAAAGACTGTCCATTGCGGATTCTGCGAATTTCAAGCACAGCTGATTTACCCCAGTCAAAACAGCGCGTCTCACTGCCACATCGACCTGTTCCACCTTGCCGCTTTCATAGCTGACAGTCTTAATGCCGCTTTTTGCAAGGCTCCTGACTGCCGCTTTCACGGCCTGTTCATAGCTCACCGTGCCGGACTGCACTTGAATGACCGCGTTATCCAGCGCCCACTGGTACGCTTTTGCCGGTTTCAGCATAGTGCGTCCAGAATCAACCAGAAAGCCCATAGAGCCGGTAATGTTGCGGTATTCGCCCAATGTCTGCTCCCGGATTGCACGGGTCACAGAACCCTCCAGAATCGGTCTGATTTGTTTTGAGATGGTTTTAGAACCCAACTCCGCGTAAAATCGTGTATTTTCTGTCTCTACACTGTCCATTATGGCGGATATTTTAGCCTCTCCGGCTTTCGTGGTCTTTCGGATAGCGGCCTGAATATCTTTCATGCTGACATTGCGCATCTTATTCAAGTCCTGCACGGTTATTGCGGAAAGATACTTGGCCGCTTCCAGGTTGGAACACACACCGTCAAGGACTAAATCCTCGACCTGTCGGAACAGTTCAGCGACTTCTTCCGGTAGTACGTCGAGGACTTCCGGCGTGAATGGGTACTTCATTCAATTTCCGTCTCCTCCTCGTCGGTCATATCTTCCATCTTGGGAAGATTTTTCTTGGCTTCCTCGTCGGATTCGCTCATCCACTTCGCTCGGAATTCCCAGTCATTCATGATGTCAGAGGTCAGCAGCTGAACATCGCGGGTAAATTCGGCATTTTTATCCTCAATGATGGAATCATCGAAGTCAATTTTGATTTTTACCTCTGGATTCAGGCTCTGCCCCATGCCGATATTGCCCATTCTGAGGATGATGCGGCACAGTTCGGTTAAAACCTGATCCAAAATGATCTCATGCTTCTTGATCGACCGAAACAACGTAGAGTTCTCCGAAATGACCTGCGTCGCAGTGGTCATGTCCGGCGCGTCGAACTTGTAATATGCCTCGCCAAACCCGCATTTGCTGGCCAAAATGTTCAACTGGTCTTGCAAGCCGACATTCAGCTGCTCACTTCTCAGCTCCGGTGCAACGGCCTGCACCGGCTGTCCCTGCTGCGTATCCTCCGGCAGCAGATAGAACCGTCTGTCATCGTCCGCAACCGTAGGAGTTCCATTTTCCCAATCTGTGGCCGACATTTTTACCAGAAGGTACATGGGGCCATTCTCGAACTCGTTTACATAGCAGTCGTAAGCGCAGTCAACGCCCCTCAGAACGTCAATGGCGTTCGCAAAAACCGAAACGCCCACCGGCAGCGTATAATCCACGTTATTCGCAATATTTGGCCGGTCGATGACGAACTGCCGCTTGTCACTGCCCGTGTTAACAACTGACGGGATGTTTTCAAAGCCCCTGACGGCTCCCATATCGACGTCAGACAGGATTTCATTGTCATAGCGATAAAGTCTATTCTCGATAACGTAAAGCCCGTCCTGCCCCTTGTGATGGATTTGGAGGTACAGATATTTGCTGCCGTCCACAAAGAATTCACTGGCAAAGGCGCATTCGGAGATATACCCGTTCTGCCAAGTCAGCGGGAAGATATTTTCGATGGTCACATAGTCGATTGCGATACCAGCTGCCGCGCCCGGAGAAATGTTGCCCAGACTATCTACCACCTGACCGGTCACACGCGGGACGTATGCAGTCGTTCCAAATGCACATTTCAGCTCCTGCATTTCCGACATCTTTACCAGAAAGTTATTCTCGGCAAGGATTTTGTCAATGAACATCTGCTCTGCCGCGCCGTCGGCCACAATCTTGACTTTTTCGTTCATCAGGAGGTTTGCCCAGTCCTCGCAGACCTTCTTCCCCATGCCCATACTGGCCCGTTCGCAGTTCACGAATTTCTTCCCGTTGTACCGCTTGTATGTGTGGAAGTTTTTTACTTTGCCGACGTACCAGGCTTTCCAGTCTGCTACTTTGTCGTAAAATTCCTCCGGAATTGTTTCGTAGCCAAGTTCCCGGAGCTTTGCAACAACGGTCATGCGGTCACTCCCATTCTGCGGAACACGCGCTCCAAAGCGTATCTGGTTGCGTCGATCAGATGGTTGTTCGCGTCAGGATAGCCGCTGACGATCTCATCATCTTTATTCCGCTCGTACTCGTAATTTACAAACTCGTTCATGGCGTTCGGCGTTCTGCGCTGGTCGATGACGATCTTCCGCTTTTGCAGCCACTTCATGCCGTAGTCGATACTGCCGGGGCCTTTTATTGCAGCCTGCGCGGGAAGGCCGCAGGCGCGGAAGTCCGCGACGCTCTTAGGCTCTGCACTGTCGCAGGTGATATAGGCGTCCTTATATCCCCTGTCCAAAATCATCTTCGCGCTGTCCTCGTTGGGAAGCTTATTCTGGTAGATTTCATCGATCAGGTAGATAGTCTCTCGCGCCCGATCATAATGAAGGCGGATAAAAGCAAACGGATCAGGAAACCATCCCCAGTCGCAACCCATGTAAATTCGGTCGAACTGGCTGACTTCCTCATCCGTGATTTCTCTGAGTTCCAGATTTTCAAAGACGTTACTGCCGCAGCCGACGGGAACTCCCAGATATTCATGCTCATACGCTTTTTCATCCGTGTCCTTCAAGTGGTCGGCCTCTGCCAAAAACTGCTCACCAAGCCACTCAGGCGGCGCTTCCAGGTATGTACTCTTATGGCACAGTCTTTCAGGCCGCTCCTCCAAACTATCCCGATTCGCCCAGTTGTCCCGGCTCAGGGGTGGGTTATAGGATTCAAAATTCCAGAACTTCTGACCGCCACGCATTGTGGACTGCAAGATGTTACGAATCTCACTCCTGCCGCTGAACTGGTCTTTCTCCTCGAAGTGCGTCACGGCGATATAGCCGAACGGCACTTTGATGGACTTAATTTTCATAGGGTCGTCCGCGCCACGGAACATGATCTTCTGCCCTGTCGGTTTGAACACCAGCTCCATAGGGTTGACCCTTGCTTTCCACAAATGCGCCATGCCCAGCTCGCCGATCGCCCACACATACTGCGCATATACGCTGTCTCTCAACGTATTTGCCACTTTTCGCATGACCAGCGCATGCGTATTCGGATTCTGCATCAGAATGATGGGGACGATAATGGACACAAACGAGGATTTCAACGAGCCACGCCCGCCGCTGAAATCGTAGTGGGTGTGTTCATGACGCAGAATGTCGCCGACTACCCCGTAAAAGGCAGGCCCGACCTTCTCAGAAATTTTAATTTCAGACATCGATCACAATCTCCACCTTGTCGTCTGCGTTACCTACGCTTTCCGTCGGATTGTCTCTCCAATGCTCAGGATCACGATTCTTCAGGATGAAGCACTGGGCACCAAGCAGCGGCGCAATGTACCGCTTATGCCGCGTGGTATGCGTTCTTACCACAACGTCGTTGACCGCCCACTCTTCATGCGTCTCTTCTGTGACCCACTGCCCTTTTGCGTTCGTGAACAACGCATTCTCTACCTCGTTGATCGCAAGGTCGGGGTTCGTATGAAGAGCTTCGTCAAATTCAGGGAACTTCTTGCACCAGAACGCAAACCGGCTCACATCTACCTTTATCGTCTCTGCAATGTCTCTCTGGCTCATGCCCTTCCGCCGCCAGCCCTTGATGAGGTTCAATCCCTCTTCGGTGATCCAGTAATCGTATTTGGAACCATTCGGCATTAGATCAACTCCTTTGCTGAAATTTTGAAAAAAAATATTTGGAGGTTACACGCCGCCGCCCTCGGGCCGCTCAGGGGGGTAGGGGGTGCGCTATGCGCTGCGCGTGTGTGGCGCTGTTGCGTGGGCGCTGCCGTGTCCGTGCTGGTGCCCGCTGCGCCGGTCTGCCGGTGCGTGGTATCGGTTATTGCGAAACCGCTGTCGGGTACCCACCCCCCTTTTTCCGGTGTTGTGTGTGGGAGCGGCGTATATTGTCAACTTGTGTTGTGGTTGTCCTGTTGTCGTGCTGTGTCCCTGTTGCCTGTGGTGCTGTGCACATATCGGTTGCGCTGGTATATCCATGCGGACGGGCGTTATATGCTGGGCGTGTCCTTTATGGCTATTGCGCTATGCTGTATCCATTGGCCGGGGCTATGTGCCCCTTGTGCCCGTATATATACCACTGCGCCCATTTTGCCCGCTATGGCTATATTGTCCGCTATGCGCCGTATATCCCGCCTATATGCGTATACATAGCACAAGCGCCCGCGTTGGATCGTGTCCAGCGTAAGCGCCTGTGTTACGTTATGCGGTTGTTTGGCCGGTCATGTGTCCGGCTGTGTGTCCTGCTGTGTGTCCGTGCTATGTGTGCGGATATACTCCCGCGCCGCTGCCAATAGTACCGCGTTGCGGGTTGTCCCGTTGGCTTTGGCTGCGTCCGTCAATTGCGCGGCTAAGTCCTTGCGCATCTTAACTCCCACGGTTGTCATGTGCTGCGCGTCCCATTTTGCATTAGCGCGCTTTTGTGCTTCCGTCCTTGCCATCCTATCACCTCCCACCACAGTATAACATATGTATATGCGGTTGCCTAGTGTACGCCTTGCATAAATTTCACGGTGCAACATTGTACAGATTGGCAATTGCATATGCGGTTGAACCGTGTTATGCTATAGTCACGCTAAGGGACAGGGCGACAGCCCCAGACACTGAAAGGATGGTAACAATGACCTATTACGCAGTAATCGAGCATGACAACGGCATCCGCGAACAGCGCGGATTCTCCGACTGGACAGCGTCCAGCCGGGACGAAGCGGAACAGATCGCGGCCGCCGAAGTCACCAGCATGCGGGCCGCCGGCATCGTCGTGTACTCCGTGCACGTCGGCGCGTATTAATGGGAGGTGCGCGGCGTATGGCTAACTACGATTATCACTACGAGATGCGGCAGGACGTGCGGAACGCCATCGATGAGGGCTATAGCCTGGACGAGTGGCGCGGCCGTCGGGACGAGCTGGAATCGCAGCTTAATGATGATCTTTGGATTGACGATAGTGTTACCGGCAACGCCTCCGGGTCTTACTACTGCAACAGGTACAAGGCAATGGAGGCCGTAACCGACAACATGGAGCTGCTGCAAGAGGCGGCGGACGAGTTCGGCGCGGACTATGACGACATTGGCTGTAAATTTCTTAATGGCGACTGGGAAGCGTTCGACGTCACAATTAGATGCTATCTGCTATCCTCCATCATCTCCGAAGTTCTGGACGACATGGAAGCAGACGGAGAACTTGACGAGCTGGAGGACGAGGACGCCGTATAAAACCCGCCGGACACTTTAGCAGGGCTGCACCGGTCAAAGCAACCCCGCCCCATGTAAGCATCAACCAAAAATTTTTTTGAGAAAGGGACTAATTATGGCAAAAGCCAATACTCACGGCTTGAAAATGCACGGCTTGAAAGCCGCGGCCGGTGAAACGAAAGACGTATACCCGTATACCGGGCACTATGTCCAAATCAGCTACGACACGGACACCGGCGACAACTATGCACACTGGCACGCCGATGTTAACAGCTGGGTACACTATGACAACCCGGCGATCTTTACCGCCGTCCGTGCTATGACCCACATGACCATGCAGCAGATCGCCGACGCAATCGCGGAGGCTGTAGCGGATCGGGCGGCTTTGGCCGCCCGGGCTTAACCCCATCATTATTATCAGGAGGAAACGAACATGAAAAAGTATACAGGACGATACACGACCAAAACCCGCGCCGCGCTGAAAAAGTATCCGATTTATTGCCAGATCAGCGGCGAAGATAGCGCAGAAGGAAATATCTATGTCTGCAACGGGTATTTCCTTTGGCGCATGAACCGCCTTGAATATAGCGCAGTTGTGCAGCCCGTCACCTGCTGCGAACCGGGAAACTGGGTCATTGACAGCAATGGCAAGCGGGACGCCGTGCGCGACCTTGCAAAGCTCTTCGCGGATAATGTCGCCGCCCTGGCGGACGCAGAGCCGATGCAATGCGCCCCGCTGGAACTCCAATTCTGCGCGAAGGAAAACGCAGGGTGCTACTATTCCAGCAGCGGCGAATTCGTAGCGTTTTATAACACCAAATACCTTGAGCCGCTAGTAATTCGCGTGCTTCGCGCCCTTTCCCCTACATCCGCCGCCGCGGCTTACTGGGACGGCGAACCCTACGCGGTTGTTATGCCCATCCGCGAGACGGGCAAGGCGGTTGACGCTATCAAGGCATACTTTGCCAACTGACCCGCAAGGCCGACGCATAACGCGCCGCCGGTGCAAGCCCGGCCGCCCTGCAAAGGGTGGGCGCTCATGGGTACAGAACAGACACACAAGCCCGGCGAGATAATGACGCGCACCCATCGCGCAACAGGGCATCCACGCCGCCGGGGACGTGGTACAAGTCCGCCGGGGTGATTGTGCGCACCCCGCAAAACAGACAGCACACGCGCCCGGACGCATCCGGGACGGGAAAATTTTTTGGAAGGGCAGATTGAATCCGCCTATCCCCTGCGCTATAATGGAGGTACAGGAAAATGCGAGAATATGAAAAACATGACCTTGCGGAAATCGCTATGCATATTGCGGCGGCTTCCGGGTGCGGCGCGGAGTCTCTGGACGTGCTGGACGCGCTATACTGGCTGGACGCAGCCGCACAAAACGAATATAACCCGGAGTTTTTCCGGGTTATGCTCAACGTCCTAGCTCACGTCTGAGGGGGGATATTATGCGTGTATCAGCATACCAGCGCCCGAAAACCCCGAAGCGCCCACCCACTCCGCTTGAGCGAAAGCTTGCGACCTATTACGACCTATTCAAGAATTTCACAGGCCCGGAGAAAATCGTGGACGATTTCGCCGAATACTGGGGAAAGTCTGGTGCGAAGATCGTAGACGCTTATGACAACGTTTTCCTTGCGTGGTTCCCTTCGCAAGATATAGCCGTTGAGCTATATTACACCTGCAAACGGCATTCGTGGGGTAATACTTACCCCGTAACGGATGTGATCCAATGCCCCGACTATTACACGGACAACTAACCCGCCGGGCGGCATTGCCGCCCGGCTTTTTCTGCGTCTATGGGGGAGAAAGGAAATTTTAGGAGGTAAAGCACGAATCAGAAAAGTGCGGGCCTGTTCAAAAAAATTTTTGAGCAGGGGAGATTGTTTTGCCTTTTTCTCAAAAATTTTCCCAAAAGGGGGATTCTCAAGAAAAATCCGAGGGCAGACAAACAAATCAGATCGACGCAGAAAAATTGAGTTAGTGCATTGCAAGCCCCGCCCCTACTGCCCGTAACGCAATGCTTAATCCCACCCGGTCAAGACCGGTAACCAAAAGCGGCACCCTTCTGGTGCCGCTTTCTTCATCATACATTTTAGCACAGAAAAACGGCTTTAAACGGCCATTTTTATTCAACGACGCCCAAATTATAACCTACGTCCATGATAAACTTCCGACACCAGCGGCGGGCAGTACGCTCTGAAACATTGCATTTCTGCGCCGCACCGTAAATGGTATATCTCTGGTGCTTCTGCCAGAACAGGAGGGTAATAAGCCGGATAACATCTGCGCTCCCTGCCGTTTTGATGGCGTCATACACGGCTTTGTACTCCCTGTATTCCGGCCTTGTCATGGCTCGGATTGTGGTCTGCTCAACCGTTCTGTTCGCCCTATGCCCTCCCACCTGCTCGGTGTAGCCGGGCGTTATATTCTGCTGAAGCGCTTCTTGGTGCTGGCGGCACCGCTCAGGGTACAGCCGTATTACCGCACGAACATATCCCCACCACAGGTATCTTGTGTTGCTCATAAGCCCTCCTCATCCCGATAGCGCTTCAAACGGTCT